ACAGGCTTTAACGGATGCCGGATATTATAAAGGAAACGAAGTAAGTATCAATATACCATAATTTAGAAATAATATAATATATATATATTATAATATGTCCTCCTCCTCATCCTCCAAAGACGAAGATTGTAGTAAAATAAAAGCGCCATGTGATAAAGACAATTGGACTAAAGAAGATATAAATATAAATACGTGTTGCGCAATAATGCAAGCATCACTATTTAACGATAATAATATGCCCGCGGAAAACAGTAATACCTTTCTGGAATTAATTCCAGCAATAAAATATACCTCTGATACTGGTGCTAATGCTAATGCTACTAGACCTGGGCAAATTTATGGAATTGCTGGAGAAGCATCTTTGCCATTAGTAAGAGGAATAACTGCAGATGCATTTTACAAGGCATTACAAGAAGTTTCTAAAAACAAGACTTCTGACGAAATAGAAATATTGGCAGCTACAAATAAGCAGCCAAATAAATGGTCAAAGTTTACGTGTCAAAAAGACTATTCTAATGTATACTATGAAAATCGCAAATCAATAACCGATGAAAATGTATATGAACAAGACCAACTTATGATTAAAATTTTGGCGTATTTAGTTTCCAATGAAAATACAACAAACCCCAACGTTAGCGATATGATTGATTATTTAGGTCTGATATCTTATGCTAAACCGGTTCTTGATATAGGAGCATTATACTCTATATTAGAATACACTTTTAATCATAATAATAATGTTGGATATAGTACTGCAGAAATTACAAAACGTATTGAAAAGTTAGAAGTTAATCCTATAGATATAAGTAGTTTTGAATCAACGTATAATTGGCAGGTTCCCCCGAATACACAAGAAGGGCACTCATATGCTGACCTATTACCTAGAAATGCTGTTTTGGAAACAACAGATAATTCGGCAGCATCAATAGCTGGTCGTTATTTTACAGTGTTAAGTGATACAAGTGCTGAAATTGCTAGACATGTGCCATTCATGACAGTTAATAAAAAATTTAGATATATACTATTGTTATTACTTAATGAAGAACAAAACCCTGTACAAAATACTGATAATATTTTACAAAATTGTATTAAATCATTGAGCATGTGTAAAAAGGAACTCTTCAACCTACACGACAACCCTAATATGACACCACAAAATAAAGTTAACGAACTAATCTACAAACGGTTAATTATAGATTTATTTTATTTAATATTGCGTGAGATGAGCAAGGATAAAAACATAGAAATAATGTGTGTAGAAAATTTTCCACAAAGCTTTAATATTGGTGTTATAGAAACTCAACAAATATTTTTAGATTTATTTTCTGTTGCAAATTTTTTGTTTTTGTCAAAATCTGAAGAACTCCCGTCACAGAGTACATCTTCAGCTTCTGCTCAACAACCTAATGACAATAGCGGTTTAATCAAAATTAAAAAATTATTAATGGCCTGTAATTATGACCCACAATGTCACGATAATCAATTTTGTCAATTTTATAGATTAATATGTATATATTATTTTATTCGTTTTTCCAAAAAAGAACTTTTGGAAAGTTTTGAACAGTTCACTGGAATAAATTTAACAGGTAATAATACAGTACCACCAAATATAAATATATTAAAAGATTATTTTAAAGAAAAATATAATAGCGACTCCAAACAAACAAAAAAGTGGAAAAAATTTCCGGATGTAGAAAAATGGATTGAGTTATTAATTGTCAGGTTTGATTCTAAGGCACAATATATATTTTATTGGCTTGCTATTAAAGATTACGATGATATTGAAAAAATGTTACAGAATTGGAAGCATCGTTTATGTGATTTGGTTTTTTCAAAGGACAACTCTGTTGACGTACATATTGTTAAACCATTATTTGTAAATCCTAAAACAGGTATAATAGATCTTATTGATATAACAACTGGTATGTCAAGTAGTTTAAATTCTAAAATTGGTGCTACTTTAATTCCATGGCATTCGTATATTTCGGTAGATTTAACAACCAGTTGGTCAAGTACATCAATAATTGAAATACAAAAAAAAACAAACAATACTAGTAATATAATATACACTGCGCTTACTGAAGTTGACGCAGCATCTGCTAGGATGTATCAATCTGCTATATTCTTAAATGCTACTATTAACATGCCTATAATAAATATGGCTAGTGCTCGTGACTTTTCTGGTCAAGCCCCCCAGGCGGGGTTTATATTTAGGGCATCAACGGCTGGAATAAATCATTTAATAAGAGATGTTCCAAATTTACACACAAATAATGCTATTTTTAATTCTCAAATAAGTTTTTTAGAGAATTTTTCACCAAGCAAAACCGATATAGCAAGGCTGGTTTTTGAACAAGTTATTAAGATTTATTATTTTTTAAATAATTTGGTGAATGACCCCAACAAAAGTATATATAAAAAAATTATTGCTAAATTTCCCAAAGATAATTGTAAACTTAAACAATTAGAACAAGTGGTTAACAGTTTATTACAAATTAATATAAAACAGCCTAAGGGTATTGGTCAGGTTTTTTCAGGGTTAGTTACTGGATTCGAAGATTTTAACAAAGGCAAAATCAAAACAATTATTGCTGCCGCCGGAAAAGCACGAATGGAAAAGTTTATTGAACAGCTTAAAGATTATTTTAAAACCCAACCTACTTCAAATACTTCAAATACAATCGCTATAGATAATGAAAAATACAACAAGTATTTTCCATACTTAAATTTTTTAATAAATGCTTTTGCAGAAAAAAAAAATTATACAAACTTAAGCCAAGAAGTTGCTGATATGCTTGTTATTAATACAGACGATGTACTTAGTGTTAAGACGGATTATCTATCAGGACAAAAAAGAAAAAAAGGCGAAACGACAGGTGGCGGACCAGATTGTGTAGATTGTGTGATTGCCTTATCCGATATAATAGGTATTTATGGTATATATATGTCTCCGACAGAGAGTGGGTTTACATCGTCAAAACCGGTTAATACATTAGAAGAGATATATAAATTAAATCAAATGTATGATGAAGTGTATTCAATTGAGATTCGGAAAGAACAACCTCCTCCGACTGGGCCGACAAATGTTGCTGCGGGGCTGGAAACTAGTTTAGGCACGACAGAAGTCCCTATGGCAAAAAAGGGGCGGCCATCGCCTAGAATTGACTCTGACTATTCCGAAGGAGAGACTGACGTTGAAGATGACAGTCCCAGAAACAGACGGGATGGCAGTAATAATTTACAATGGTTGAAATTTCCAAACAACACATATAGACATAATAACATTACCCAAATAGGACAGCCGTATAATTACAGCAATGTTTACCCTGGACCTGGAGGTAAAATTTCTCGAAAAAGAAGACCCAATAAACTAACAAGAAAGAAGCAAAAAAAAATAAAAGCAAGAAAAACACGACATAAAGCTAAAAAACATAGATATACTCGTCGTAATAAGAAATAAATATTAAATTTTATATAAAATAAAATATTTATTGTTTATCTAAAAAGGCCATGGTAGCATTTAATGAATCCTTTGAACTCTTTAATATATTAAGATTATTGATGACTTCAATATTAGATTTGGTGTCGGCGTTAAGTTTAATATTTAACGACTGTTTAATCATTAAATAACCGATATAATCATCTAAATTAATAATTACTGCTTCATAATCTTTTCTATATTTGGCGATTAATAGTTCGTCTTGTAATTTGACAACTTGTGCTTTAATAGCAGCTGCATATGATGATGCTGTTCCGGCTTCTCCAGATGATGGAGTTGTAGTAATAGTTCCGTCGGAATTGGTTAATCCTTCAATAACTTTGGTTTGAAGTTGAAACATCTTCATTGCCATATAAATAATAAAAAAACAAACAATGATAATTCCTATAATCTTAAAAAATTCGTCTTGCTTCATATATATATCCACTTTTAAAAAAGTGGAGCAAAATTGTAAATATCCATTTTAAAAAAGTGGAGCAAAATTGTAAAATATCCATTTTTAAAAAGGGTTTGGCTACGCCTTTTCTAAAGGTGTATTTAAAAACTTAATAATGGTAGCAATGGCGGTTTTACTGATTTTTCTGCTTTTACCGTTGGAATCTGTTGTGCAAATATTATTTAAACAATTTTCGTCAGTTTGTATAGAGTTAATTAAATTAGGTAAAGTTTTAAATTGTGCTAAAATAGCTAATGCTGAAGCGGAACTAACTCCGGGAATTTGGCATAACATAATTTCGCCGATATTTGCTGTTGTAATATTATCCTTCTTGACTTTTTTGATTACAGAGCAGTAGTCTTTTTCGGTTGGTCCGTTATCGTCTGCGTTATTATTTTGGTCACCTGATGATTTATCGTCGGGTATTGGTTGAATATGATTAGAATAATGTCCGGTTTTGCCAGCCTTTAATCCGCCTACAAGTTTATAAGCCATATTACATGCTATCATGGCTGTTTCTTCTAAATTATTGGAACGCATAACAGAAAATCCCTTAAAATAATTAATTGAGAACATGGCTGAATACAGAGTTTGTTTATCAATTCGTTCCTTAAAAGCATTAAAGCGAAACATGTCGCCTTCAATTAAATATATAATATTGTGATTGTGATGCTGTAAGCCATTTAATCTATAAGATTGTTCTTCATAGCGTCCATCTTTAATACTGGCAGCTAAATCGGATAAAGTTTTTCTCTCAATAATAATACAGTCATTTGTTCCATCATTAATAATAATATCTCCTAAAGGTAATGTTTGAGAAATTAATTTAATATCAGAAAATTTGGGAATAGAAGCAATAGTAGATTCACATTTAGTAAATAAATCTTGTTCACGAGTATCAATCTTAATGATCATTATAATAATTTAATAAAGATGTTATTAAATTATTTTTTTAGTATATTATATATTTGTCTCAAAGGCGAGTTTAATATCTTCTAATAGCTCTGAGAGCTGATTGAGAAGGATTAGTAAAATTGCCTGTACAAACAAGACCAAATTGTGTGTTAGTTCCACGAATTAAGTTAGGATTGGAGGAGATAAAGGTTCCAACCGTTGGAGCAAGCCCTCCTTTTTTGGCGCCTCCTCCGCATGTATTAGTTCTATTAACAATTGACGCTTGATTGCGTGCACTTCGCCCAGCTGACATTAGTACCATTTATACATTAACAAAATATAAAAAAATTTTACAAATTAAATTAATCTAAATATTTCCAAATAAATCCACCAGCTGTTTTTTGTTTGTTATATAACACCTTTTTTATTGTTTGAATTCCTAATTCTTTTTCAGCATCAACAATAGAATTATATTCCTTAATTAAAGTTTCTTCTAAATTATATTGTCCTATTTTTCTTTTAAATGTTTTAATTAATCCAACATTATGATTATGCTGGTTATTTTCTGCTATAGTTACCCATTCTAAATTATCTACACTATTGTTAGTTTTATTTCCATCAATATGATTTACAATTGGTTTTTTGTCTAGATTATCTATAAAAGTTGATGCTACCAACTGGTGTAAACTATATTTGTTATAATTTACCCTTACATAAATATATCCACTATGATGCGGTTTATAATTTTCCATAATAATTCCTTTATAATTCTTGAATCTTCCTAAAGATGATACTTGATATTTATTATATGTTGTTCCATTAATAGTTATATTTTTCCAGATTTCGTTTTCTAAATTTGGTTGTTTATCTAGAACCCATTTAAATCCGCAAGAAGATTTATATCTTCCGTTTAAAGCGTAACTAATATTTCCTCGTGCGTTATGAGTTGATGGAGAACAACAATGTTCAACACACCAAACAGAAGCATCATAAATAGAGTTATACAATTCTAATTTTTCATCAGAATTCTTATCAACTCTCCATATTTTTAAATTTTGATTAGTTTTTACTTCTAATGTTAATAATTTATGTGCTGTGTTTTCTGCAGCAGTAGCCCATTCTAAATTAGAAAGTTTATTGTTAGTTCCATCCTTGTCAATATGATTTACTTGTGTTTTATTTTCTGGATTATCTATAAAGCACCTTGCAATTAACTGATGAACACTAAAAGATTTTTGTATTTTATTTGATGAAAGACTAACATGTAAATATCCGCCATTACGTGCTGGTTTAAGAATTCTGCCTGTTTTTTTATTTCTTACATTTCCATATGAACTAACTTCATAATTCTCATACTCCGATACTTGTTTCCACTCTTCCATATCCACCATATATATTATTAATGTAAATTTATTTAAATCTATTTAAATCAATTTTAATTAAATAACATTTTTCTTCTTATATGTCGTATATTTCTTTCTGTTAAAAATTCAGAATTACCTTTAAATACTGAACAAGACATATCTACCATAATTAAATTTTGAACGCCTAAACCAACTAAGAACTCTAACATTTGTCCTAAAGTAATTTTTTCTATGTCTAATCCAGCGGTTAATAACATCTTAAATAAATCTAATTCTTCTAAATTATATAATACAATATTGTTAAAATACTTTTTTGGGATATTATCAGGATTTATAACATCTTCCTGAGACATTTTGGTAAATAATTTATTAGGAATAATATCTTTTGAATTGTATGTCTTGATTTTAAATGAATTACTATATTGGTAAGTATATTGTTGGAATACGGGGTTTACTTTATTTTTGGAATATAGATGTTGATGTTGCTTAATTATATCAGTTGATTGATTTTTATTTTCTTTAACTAACATGACTCTTAAATTTTCTACTAGGCTATTAATTTGATAGTTTGTTAGTTTATCATAGTTTCTGTTTCTTCTAATAATTTTTGATATTTGTGTTGCCATATGTTCATAATTTTCTAATGTTGATATATTTGGAACTCCGGGAGCTACGCTATTAATAACATGTATGCTTATGCCATCTGGAACAATATCATTATTTAGTTCACCATTTTCATTTAGATGAAGTTCTCCATGAAGGAATACTCCAATAATTAAAGTTTTTGGAATTGTTGACATAATAAGCTTATTTTATACTTTATAAAAAAGACTTAAATACAAATTAATTATAAATATATAATATGACTGATATTTCTATAAGAGATGAAGATATAATCAAGACGGATGAAGGATTGATATTTAATCCATATAATCCTCTAAATACTGAGATTAGATTGAGCGATGTTCAATCTATTCTTACTAGATATGGAATACCCTCAAAGGTTTATAATATGGAATTGTATAGACGGTCTTTTATTCATAGGTCTTACACAAAACGTCCAGAATTTGAGAATGTACAACAAAATATAAAGATAGTTGAAAGACCATCTGATTGTTTACCATTAAGTACTAAATCAAACGAACGTTTAGAATTTCTGGGTGATGGTATTTTAGAATGTGTGACGAAATATGTATTATATCGTAGATTTCCAAAGGCAAATGAAGGGTTTATGACTGAGAAAAAAATTGCGATTGTTAAAAATGAAGCAATTGGTAAAATAGCATTAGAAATGGGTCTACATAAATGGTTAATATTATCACGTAATGCTGAAGAAAAGAAGACTAGAACAAATTTAAAAAAATTGGGTTGTTTATTTGAATCATTTATTGGTGCATTATTTTTAGATTTTAATAAAATGATTGTTAATGACGAAGAAGGATGGTTTCAAAATATATTTATAACTGGTCCAGGATTTCAAATGGCGCAAAAATTTATTGAATCTGTATTTGAAAAACACATAGATTGGATTGCTCTTATAAAAAATGATGATAATTATAAGAATATTCTTCAGGTAAAAATTCAAAAAGAATTCAAAGTTACTCCTCATTATTTACAAATATGTCATGACCCAGAAGAAGGTTACAAAATGGGTGTTTATTTGTGTTTAGGTCAGCCGATTCACAGTGTAAAAATTGAGAATGCTATCCATATTAATACATTTACTAAGTTACAAAATAGTTTTAAGGCTGTTCAAGATTATGTTACAGAACATGATGGAAAAATATTTTTATTCTTAGGCGAGGGACAACATAAAATTAAACGAAAGGCAGAACAAATAGCTTGTAATGAAGCTCTTAATTTTTTAAATTTACCTAGTGATATTGTTTGTTAGGAAGACACAAGCGAGGAACAGAAATAGTAAATAACCAAGAATCTAAATCAATATCTCTGTTTAGGTATTTTTGTTTAATCTGATCTGCTAGAATTTTCTGTTGGATATTAAGTTTTATTTTTTTATATTCTTCAATTTGATTTACAATTTTGTATAGAGTTATAGCAGGTCCCCAATTATTTGCACACAATACAGAATCACAACATAAACATTGTAATCCAGATATATATTGTAATATAGTCTTAAATCTGTTTGACGGAACTTTAAAGAAATTATATTGATTTAGTCCATTTATTGTAACTCTAGGACAAGTGAATGGATAATTTTTATTAATATGAAATATATATTCGTGTCTTGATTTAGTAAAGCCAATATGTATATTTCCATCTAGAGTATACTCTATAAATAAACTATCATATTTATCATGCATTAACTGACATTCTCTTTTAATACGTTTTCCCAAAGATCTCGGTATATAAACAATTTGTTCAATTTCATCAGGGTTAGTTATTCGCAACATTGGTATAATATATTAATATATTAATATAACTATAATTAATTTATATCAATTTTTTTGAAGAAAATTAATAAAATAAGTTTTCAATACATAAAATAATAAAAATTTATATATTGAAAATATATAAGTAATGAGTCATTTAGAAGCTTTAAAAGAAAGATTAAAACGTAAACCAGAGGTTCGTCCTAATGAAGGTGTAAGAGTAATATTAGCACCACAAGTTGAAGAAGAAACAAGGATAGCTATCGTACAAAAACCAAAACCTATTATTACTGCTGAAAAAGACGAAGGTAAGCGTGCCCAAGATATTTTAGAAAAAATTAAACAAAAAAAATTAACAGCAGTAATTAGGAAAATTCCTGAAGAAGAAAAAGTTCCTTTACCACCAAAAGCTCCTGTAGTTGAGGTAGAAAAAAAGAAAAAACCAAAAAAACTAGCAGAAGATATAATTATTGAAGAAGAAAAAGAAAAAATAATAGAGGAATTGCCGGAGGGTGGACCACGACTTGAAGAAGAAAACCCAGTAGTTCCTGTTGTTGAACCAGAATTAGTTGAAGAAATTGAAGTGAAAACAAAACCAAGAAAAAGAACAACAAAGAAAGTAACTAGAGGAGTTATAGAATTAGGGCCTGAACTAATGGTTAAAATAGGCGATACCCCACTTGAAAGAAGACTGCCTCCTATACCAATTTTTGATGTAAAGGTTTCAAGTTATTATATGAATAATAGAGAAATATTTGTTAATTTTATAAACGGTTTATTTGAGCCATATAAAGAAGATTTGATGGATGAAACAAAGGGTATTAGTTGCGAAGATATTGGTAAAGATACAGGGGAAGTGTCCCTTTTAACCCATCAAAAAATTGTTAGAGATTATATAAATTTACATACGCCTTATAGAGGTTTATTATTATATCACGGATTAGGCTCAGGCAAAACGTGTAGTTCTATTGCTATTGCTGAAGGAATGAAAAGTGTAAGAAAAGTAATAATTATGACTCCAGCATCTTTAAGACGTAACTATATTGAAGAAATAAAGAAGTGCGGTGACTTGTTATATAGAAAGAACCAGTATTGGGAATGGGTTTCTACAGATGACAATATTAATTATATTGATACTTTATCGGCAGCATTAGGACTTCCTCGTGAATATATTAGAAGAAATCATGGTGCTTGGTTAGTAAATATAACAAAACCATCAAATTACACAGAGTTATCTTCATCTGATAAAAAAATACTAAATGACCAATTAGATGAAATGATTAATAATAAATATACATTCATAAATTATAATGGTTTAAGACGGGACCGTTTCAAACAACTAACAAAAAATTTTGAAGATAATATATTTGATAATTCTGTAGTTATTATTGATGAAGCACATAACCTAATTAGCAGAATTGTAAATAAAATTAATAAAATATCAAAATTTTCTTCTCAGAAACGCGGTCCAGATGCGTTATTGCCTCAATCGTTAGCTTTGTTACTATATGAATTTTTACTTAAAGCAGATAATTGCCGTGTAGTATTATTAACAGGAACTCCTATAATTAACTATCCAAATGAAATAGGAATATTATTCAATATTCTTAGAGGATATATAAAAACTTGGAGTTTTACTCTAAATACAGAAACTAACAAGAAGCTATCAAAGGATACGTTGCAAGAGATTTTTACTAGAGAAAAAGCATTAGATTACATAGATTATACACCAAGTTCAAAAACACTAACTGTAACTCGTAATCCTTATGGCTTTGAAAATAAAATTACAGCATCATCTGGATACAAAGGTGTAACAAATGAGAAAAAAGAAAAACGTAATGAAAAGGGAGAAATTGAAAGAGATGTGAAAGGACATATTATTTATGATGAAAGAGGTCAAATATCGGATGTTGATTTTGTTCAACGTATTGCTAAAATTTTAAAGAAAAATGATATAACTGCGATACCAAATGGTACTAATTATTCGGTTTATACTGCTTTACCTGATACATTAGAGGAATTTATTAATGTTTTTATTAATAAAGATACAGGTAATATCTCAAATGTTGATAAATTTAAACGCAGAATAATGGGATTAACATCATATTTTAGGTCAGCACAAGAAGAATTGTTACCATCGTATGACCGCAATTTTGATAGACATGAGGTTTATATTCCTATGAGTGATTATCAATTTAAAGTATATGAAAACTATCGACATGAAGAAAGAAAAAGTGAAAAACCAGGTAAAAAATCGGGTGGAGCAGTTGATTTAGATGGTGTATTTAAAGAGCCTAGTTCTACTTATCGTATTTTTTCACGTTTAGCTTGTAATTTTGTTATGCCAACACCTCCTGGACGTCCAAATCCAGCAGAGTATAGAAATCTTGCTGAAGTAAAGAAAAAAGAAAAATTATTTACTTGGATGAAAGAAAAGTATCTTAAAGATAAAGATGAATATAATGAAGATATACAAAAAAAATTAGATGAATTTAAAGATGCTATTCAAGAAGAAAAATGGAATGAAAGACATGTTCAACATATTATAAAAAACATACTAACACAGTATATAGAAGAATATTTAAGAAAGGATTATCGTGAGTCAATAATAGTATTTGCTACAAAAATTGGATACGGTCGGCTTTTTGATAAACAATCTACAGCTAAAGATTTGGCACTAATAGTTAAAGATACAAAACCAACGGCAATTATAAAAGAAGATTTAGGAAAAGAAAGAGCTAAGGAAGCGGAAGCAAAAGAAAAAGCGGAAGCAAAAGCGGAAGCAAAAGCTGCTAGAGAAAAAGAAAGAGAAGAGGCAAAAGCTGAAGCAAAAGCTGCTAGAGAAAGAGAAAGAGAAGAGGCTAGAGCTGCTAGACAAAAAGAAAAAGATGATGCTAAATTAGCACGTGAACAAGCTAGAGCTGAGAAAAAAACAGCTAAAAAACCTGAAACAACTGTGAAAATAGCTATAATAGTACCGTTTCGTGATTCAGAAGATAGTAAACCACGCACAACACAACTTAATGAATTTGTAACATATATGGAAAATTATTTAAGAGGATATGAATATAAAATTTTTGTAATTGAACAGAAAGAAGATAATCGTAAATTTAATCGTGGACAACTTCTTAATATTGGATTTGATTTAGCTAAAAAAGAAGGATATAATAATTTTATTTTTCACGATGTTGACCTAATACCATCAGAAGAGCTTAAAAGATATTATACAACTATTCCTAAAGATAACCCAATACATATAGCGGCAGTTTGGGACAGATATAACTCAAATCCAAAATATTTTGGAGGCATTGTAGCGTTTAGTAAAGAACTATTTGAAAAAATAAATGGATACCCTAATAATTTCTGGGGATGGGGAGGCGAAGATGATGAGTTATATAATCGCACAAAAAAATTTGCTAGAATAATTAAAGTAAAAGAAGGTTCAATAAGAGATTTAGAGAATCTAAATTTAGCAGACAAATTAGAATATCTAAAAGAAAATGAATTAAAATTTATGAAGAAACGCGAAGCTCTTGCTCAGCATGAATCAACATGGCAAAGCAATGGTCTTAATGAATTTGATGATATTAAAATACTTAAACGTGAACCTTGCGGACCAACATGTGAAATAATTGATGTAGAATTAATAGATACACCTGATGTTGGAGGTGCAATATTGGATTCAGATGAAGAAATGTTTGAAGAAATAGATGGCGGAACAAAAGGACCAAAAATTGAAGAACCTCCAAGTCCTCCAAAAGAAAATCCTGCTGAAGAATTTGTTGATGAACATGCCGATGATGACGTTTTATCTATTCATTTAGAAGATTATAGAGATGAAGATGCTATATTAAGAGAAGCAGATGAACTAGAAGGTGATGAAATTTTAGAACAAATGGGGAATGTTGAATATTTAGAAGCAATAAAATCAGTATTAAGATATTTAAAATTACATGAAAATGAATTTTTTACAGCAGAAGGTTTGAAAACTTATAGTCCAAAGTTTTTAGCAATGTTAGATAATATTGAAGACACAGAGCATCCAGGTTTACATTTGGTTTATAGTCAATTTAGGTCAATGGAAGGAATTGGTATTTTTTGTTTAGTATTAGAAGCTAATGGTTTTGCTAAATTCAAAATTAAACGCAATGGTTCTGATGGTTGGGAAATAAATATGAGTGAAGAAGATATTGGTAAACCATGTTATGCTTTATATACTGGAACTGAAGATGCTGAAGAACGTGAAATTATTCGTAACATTTACAATGGTATGTGGGATTATATTCCTAACAATATTGCCACACAATTAAGAGCTAAAAGTAGTAATAATAATTTAGGCGAAATTATTAAAGTTCTTATGATTACTTCTGCTGGTTCTGAAGGTATTAACTTAAGAAATACACGTTATGTTCATATTATGGAGCCATATTGGCATCCTGTTCGTACAGAACAAGTTATTGGACGTGCTAGACGTATTTGTTCCCATCAAGGTTTACCAAAAGAATTACAAACTGTTGAGGTGTTTATATATATAATGACGTTTACAGAAGAACAACTAAATAGTGATTATGCTATAGAATTAAAATTAAAAGATGTTTCAAAACATCCACCATATCTTCCACAAACATCTGACCAAAAATTATATGAAATATCAACTATTAAAGAACAGTTGTCATCACAATTATTAAAAGCGGTTAAAGAATCTGCGATTGATTGTGCTACACATATTAAATCAAGTACAAAAGAAGGTTTAGTATGTTTATCATTTGGTCAACCAAATGTAAATAATTTTTCTTATAATCCAAATTATAGTCAGGATGAAAATGATACAGTTGCTGCGTTGAATGTGGAAAGAATTGATTGGGAAGCAAGACCATTTACATATAAAGCAACAGGCAAGCGTTATATGTTAAGAATGGATACAAGACAAGTATATGATTATGATAGTGTAATTCAAGCAAAACAAATACCAGGCGTTAGACCAATATTAATAGGAAAATTAGTTAAAACTTCACAAGGTCTTATGGAAATTGTTAAAGAAAAAGTATAATTAATTTGAATTATCATTTATTTCATTAGTCTCCATGTTATTATTATTATTTTCTATAAAATTTGTTAGTTTATATATAATTTCATAAAGATTATCAATCTTTTTATTCATTTCATTCAATTGTTTTATAAGTTCTGTTTTAGGTATTATAGGTTCATTGATAGGAATAGCCAAAGTTATTTCCTTTCTTTGTATTTCTTCACGTTTAACCTGAGGCAATGGTATAGATTTTTGTTCTATATATTGTTTATCAACAACTTCTGTGACAGGATTGTCAATAATATTAAGTGTTTGTTCAAACTTCGGTTCAAGCAATGCTATCTTCGATTCAATTATTGGTTGTTTTTTAAGTTTATTAAAAATACTAACAGTTGATTCTTTTTGATAATCCATTAAATTGGAATCATCCCATGATACTTTTTTAATTTTTTGTTCAGTTTCATCAATTGATAATGTAATATTATTATTACTATCAATTGATATATGCTTTAGTCTTGAGTTTTGATTATTTTTGATTATGTTTTTTTGTTCCAGCATAGCTACCTTCGGTTCCATTACGTTTTTTTCATTTTTAACAGACGTTTCTTTCGGGGTAAGCCATTTTTCAGAATCAATACTTGTATTATAATTGTTATTTTGAAACTGTTGAATTTCTAAATTTCTTTGTGCCATTTTATCAGCTACTAATGAATCCATTGCTGTTATTTTACCATATGAATTTCTGTCTGAAAAATCTAATTCTCTAGGTTTTTGCGGCGTCATATAATTTTCCATTTCTATTCGTTTACGGTCAACCTCCTTTTCAAACTCATTTTGACGTGACGCATGTATGTCTTCTATTTTATATGGTTCTTTAAAATCGGATATTTCTTCATCTGATATTGTAATTCTTTTAATAGTTTGTTCTTGTTTTAGAGTAGGGAATAAACGATTAACAGCCAAAACAACTTGAGATAAAAATTGTTTATTAATATCCATTATCTGTGATTTAGGATTAACTCTTGAAGAAAATGGATTTATATTGCTTTCAAAAACAGTTCTAATATTTCCAATTAATTTAGTGTTAGTTTTGTTGATATTTAGCTCATCTAATAAAACTTCCCATAGTAATTTGAGATTTTGCTTAGTTGTAAATTGTGATAAATTAGACATTAATATACATAATAATTTAATTTTTATGTATATATTTTACTTATTAATTTTAAAATTTATAAATAAAATAGAGTATAGATATAATGTTTCTTATGCTAAAGTCTTCATTAGCTAGATGACTGTTATACATTGCCATTCTCGTTATAATAAACTTTTCTAAAATTTTCCATATACTTATCTTTTAGTATATGTGTTTTAAGATAATGACCAGTAATTTTGTCTTCGAGCATATGTGTAATAAAAAATATTGAATAAATGCCACACTCAGTATTTCCATATTGATGTTCAACTGGATAATTTTGGTCAAATTTAAAATTAATAGGTTCGGAAAGTTGACTGCCTTGTTTAATAACAGTATCTGCAAATTTTTTAATCTGTGAAGGGATAGATTCTCCAGCACTATCAAAAAAGAATATTGTTTTCTCTTTTACATTAATAAATAATGATACCCAGTGACTTCCTCCTTTATAATGTGGGTCTAAATTAAATATTACCCCTATTTTAGTATGTCCCTTTTTTATTTGGTCAGACAGGTTAAAATGACATAATTCTTCCCATACACATTCGCCATATAATTTATGTGTGTCATAATCTATTGGTGATGGGCCTAGAAAATCAAAACATTTGTATTTTTTCTCGTATTGATTCATAACTTGTAAAATGTCAAGACTTGATAGCCATTCGTTTGGATTCTTTTTCCAGTCTTCGGGTGATTCCGGTGCAAACGCATCTAAAAGGTCTTTTTCAAGTTTTGTATTTTTTGTCATTTGACGCACCCAACATGATTCTTTATTACAAATTGTGGAATAATATTCTTTTAATAGTTTCCATATTTTTTTTGTATTTTTAGTTTTTATTGGTCTATCAGGATGACGTTCGTTCCACATATCTCGCAATTTATAAAGGTCACTATCAGTATAACATGTATAATCTTTATTTTTATTTTCGGGACTACAATTTAGTTTTACAAATGGTTTTTTAAGTGTTTTATTAAACCTATTTTTCCTTTTTGTATTATGTTTTTTATTAAAATGTCTGTTTTTAGTGATCCTTTTTCTCATATAATAGGTTTATATTTTCTTTTTAATATCCCTAAAAGTTGTCTCTGTAAATATAATATTTTGTTCCTTTTTCATTGGAATAATTTGATTTTTTTTATAATTTTGTCTAATATTTTGAAACCAATCAAGAGGTAATTTTTGAATATCATCAACACCCTTTGACATATTAGCCTTTTTATATTTACTTTTAACAATAATAGGTTGATGTTTATTAGTTATAGTTGTATCTTCATCTTCTTCCGTCTCAGCTTCTTCTTCCGTCTCAGCTTCTTGTTCCGGTTTAGATTCTTGTTCAGGTTCATCTTCTTCATCTTCTTCATCTTCTTCATCTTCTTCATCTTCTTCATCTTCTTCATCTTCATAATTTGGACATTCCTTATAATTTCCATTTACAATTTCTTTTTCTTCTTTTTCAAAATCAATATCTTCATGTATTTCTTCGCAACGTTCTTTTTCTAAATTTTCACTATTATCATGTGCTTTAAGATAGTATATAGATTTTTCAATAAATGTATCAAATGCAATTTTAACTTCAAATAATAAGTCATCTGGAGGTTTAGAAACTAACAACTTAGTAAAGAGTAATTTAATTCTGTCGTTATATTTTTGTATTTCCTTTATTTTTTGCTGTTCGGTAGTTTCCTTAGTTTTTTTATTAAGTTTTTGAAGTTGTTGTTTACTTATTAAAAAATTTAAGGTAAGCTGATTAACTAAATCATCAGACATTTATATAATATAATAAAATATAAATGTATTTAATATTAAACACATTTATATAATTAATTTATAGTATATAAATTATGTAGAAGATGAAAGACAGCACGAAATTATAACTATTGTTTGAAATGTTAATTACATTTCGTTGCCTTAGTTAAATCTTTGGTTTGTTGTCTTGTAGCATTGTTAAATAGTGCAAATCCTATTTTTTCTGGATTGGGGTTAGGATTGATAGGACAAAATTGTTCATTTTTAAATAATGTGGGGAATGGTTGTATCCCTATTGGGGTATTTTGCCAGTTAACTTGATATAAATTGCTTTTACTAGAAGGAATATAAGCAGCTTGAGAACAGCTTTGTAAAGCAAAAATTTGATTTCTTAATTCAGATTCATGATTAATATTAGAAGCATAACCAGACCAAGGACCAAAGTCATTTCCTGGATTAAACATTTTTTCTGGATTATATGTTGCTTGTTGTATTAAAGGTGTACTAATAGACTTTCTGGGGTCAACAATAGGTAAAATAGAATATTTAGTTAAAACAGGTCTAGCATCTAAATAAGGTTGTAAAGGCTGTGAAGGAATATTTCTTTCGTATGATCTTAAATAAACCGTTTTTTGTCTTTGAGAAGTAGGTTGATCAATATAGCTATGAATATCCATTTATATATTGATTATATAAATTAATTTTAATAAAATATTAAATAATATGAAAAAAATATGAATGCGATAAAATATAATAATATAATAATGGTATTCAATAAGAATCTACATAAATTTCAGGATAAAGTATATGATATAATTGTATATATAACATGGATATTATATATCGCTATAGCTTTGGGTATATCAGTAAATGCTCCTCAATATTTAGACGACCTACAATATTACATAAAGTTGTACGTTAGTATATTTTTGGTTTATCGTTTTAATCCATTTAGACGTGTAAAATTTACAGGTTTGGATGCAAAAATAGCATTTAGTGCGGGAGTATTTTTATTAGCAACAACAGCAATAAATAGTATAATAAATGATTATTTATTAGATTTTAAAAAATATTTAACTAGTTACAAGAATAGTTAATAGAATTACTAGTTATAATGTATTTTAAGAGTTTTATTGTTAAAAGTTTTGTTTCGTTTTGTTTTGTTAACAATTTTATGCGTATGTTTTCCAATGGGGTGTGTTTTGAAAAAGTTATGTAGGTGATGTAGTATTTTTTTAGACACAATTTTGTCTACATTTTGCGTCTCAGTTGTTTTCCCTACATACGTGTAGTTGTATCTTTTCATGAACTCCAACATAAACTCCCTACAATATGTAGGGTCCCCAAACCCCGCACCCAATATATCACTATTTAACAACCTTGTTATCATCTCATTTAACTCTAAATCATATACATATGGCTTCACATTTATATAATATATTTTTTCATTGTTCATGTCTGGATAAAATACATCATCTAAAAAGCATATTTCGGTATCCTCAGGTAATTTTGTGCATTTTATTAAATCAGCATGTGTCTTCATATGTGTTGTTCTACATAATTCTACTCTCTTACCACGAACTTTAAATGCCGCTATTATTTGGTCAAAAATATTATAATTTATTTTTTCCTCAAAATATCTCATTACATAATTTGCCCATTCTATAGGACCCTGATTGTTAGTATATATCATTAATTTATCACAACGATTCTGCTTTTTTTTATTCTTCAAATAATTTAGAATATTTATTATATTTGGACGCAAAAATTCTGGAAATAATTCTAGAACAGCATTAAATAATTTTTGATCTATCGGGATTTTTAATTGTTTATGTTTTATATATAATTTTAATGCATCCCAAAACATTCCTAATTCCATGAAATAACCTAATGTTTCATCTAAGTCAAAAACTACTATTTTGGAACTACAAGTTGTCATATACTATATTGTTATTTTATTAATACAAAATAAAAATATTTATATAATTTAGTAATATGCCAGTTGAATTAACTAACAAAGATTATGTTAGTATTTTAAAATATTATAATATAGATATACCCAAGTCTAAAAGACTTCTTAAAAAAAAAGCTGAACATATTATGTCTGAAAAACTTTGCAAATGTATTAAAAAACTTGACCCTGTTAATGAAGCTAAATCTATTGGAATATGTACTAAAACTATTTTTAATCGTAAAGGTTACACACGAGGACAATTTCAATGTAAGAAAAAACAAACTGTTAAATTCAGAAAAACTCATGGGGTTACAAACAAAATCAAGAACAATACTCGTAAAAATAAATAATCTTATAAATTATGCAAATGACAAAGTTTAGAAAATACTCTAACAAACGAAGATATAGAAGAAAAGGATGTAAAACATAGAAAATCACGTAGATATTAAATAATTCTTAATAATATTTTTATTTATAAAATTATATTATAATGAATAATAATCATTATGATATAATTATTGTTGGGGCTGGTTTAGCCGGTTTATATAGTGCATATAATATCAAAAAAATCTCTCCTAAAACAAAATTATTAGTTTTAGAAAGTAACAGAAGACCTTATATCGGAGGTAGAATTGGTAATCATGTTTTTTACAATGAAAATATTGTTATTGGCGCTGGAGTTGGACGTCGGGATACTGATGATTTATTAATTAAACTTCTAAAAGAACTTAAAATTAAATACAAACCTTTTCCTGTTTCTATGAACTATTCTAAACAAATTAAAAATCCTGTTAATATTAAAGAATATTTAACCAAATTAAGAACAATATATAAAAACTATAAAAATCCTCCTTCAATTACATTTAAACAATTTGCAGTACAACACTTAGGTAGTAAAATATATAATGATTTTGTTATATCATCTGGTTATTCCGATTATGAAGATGAGGATGTTTATGAAGTATTATATCATTATCAAATGGAAGATAATGCGCCAGGATGGACAGGATTAGAGATACCATGGAATTCATTAGTTCATAATTTATGTAATAAAATTGGACACCAAAATATACTAGCTTCAACAAAGATAGACAAAATAGACAAAATAGAAAATAGTCCTTGTTTATTTGAACTAACATCTATTGGAACACAAAATAAAATAAGAACTTATTATTCTAATAAAGTTATAGTCGCAACAAGGATAAGCACTGTCCAAAATCTTCTTCCACAATTAAAAATCTATAAACAAATACATGGTCAACCATTTTTATATATATATGCCAAATTTAACTCACAATCAGCAGATATAATGAGTCAGTTAGTTTCAACATATACAATTGTTCCCGGACCTTTACAAAAAATGATTCCATTCTCTAAAAGTGTATATATGATTGCGTATGCTGATAATAAAAATGCTAAGATATTACAAGTTCATAAAGAAAACACTCTTGATAACAGAGATTTTTTTGCAAAAAAAGTCGAAGAAGCTCTTGGTATAATTCCAAATACTCTTAAAATTATAGCAATTAAAGATTTTTATTGGCCAATAGGAACACATTACTATGAACCTCTAGACAGAGAGAAATATAGAAATCGTCCAGAATTTATAAGAGAAGCTCAACATCCTGAACCTGGTATGTTAGTTGTAGGTGAAGATGTTAGTAGAAGACAAGGATGGACTGAGGGTGCGTTAGAAAGTGTCGCAAATGTATTAAATAAATCTTGGATTGATACTTACAATTGTTGAAACGCATACAAAATATAATTATTTAAATATGTGGTATGTAAATAATGATAGTATTATTATTTTTAAATACTTAATACATGTTAAGGGCTATTTATTTACTTAATTAGCCACCAACCGTTATTTGGATTTCTCAAAGATAACCCGAACCTATAAAATACTGAGAACGAGCTCTAAACTCTCCATAATTAATATTAAATATGGATTTAAAAGGACTTATAGCACCACCATTTTTAGAAGCATAGTATCCATAAATACGTCTAACAGACCCGGCACCTGACCCAGTATCACTTGCTAAAATAGAACCTAAAGTTCTAGAACCAACAGTTCCTGATTGGTTTCTTAAAGTTCGTATATTTCCGGTATTTCCACCCATTATATTCTAACGCAATATATTTTTTTTTAATTTATTAAATATTAATATTAAATAATATCCATGATATCCAATTGAAGCCATTCCAGACATTAATAGTAATTCAAAATATTTTCTAGAAGTATTTACACCATTTAAACCTATTGTGATTAATAAAGGACCTATTAAAAAAATATGAATATAGTTGAACCAAGCACTTTTATCAAGTATAAGTCTTTTATATACTTTATAAGAATGATATATTATTATTACTATTCCTAAATACATTAATAATGGAAAAACAAACGCAGGAGTTTTTATACCATTTATACCTACATATAAAAATAATGAACCTACTATTAATATATGAAATATATGAACAAAAATGCGCGATAAAATCATAATATAAACTAATATATTTATTATATTATATTATATTATGGGCTTTGATTATTCTAATATTCAAAATAATATGAAGGGTGGCAGAAAAACTACCAGAAAAGTCATAATTAAGAATGGTAAAGGATATAAAACTATCTGTTCTTATAAAAACGGCAGAAAATGTCATAATAGAAAAAAACAATTGACTAAATCAGAAATACAAATGATAAAAATGGGTAAATTTATTCCTGGTTTATTTAATGATATATCATCCACATTTAGACACACTCGTAAAAACAAACATTAAACTTCATCTTCTTCAGATTCATCTTCTTCAGATTCATCTTCTTCAGATTCATCTTCTTCAGATTCATCTTCTTCCTCAGAATTATCCTCAATAGTTTTTTTATCTAAATGGTCTAATGCATTAATTATCACTTGTTCTTGGGATGTTAATTTTTGAAATATTAAACATTCATCCATTTTAAAAGTATAATGGCGATGCATAAAATTTTTACAAGTTATTAAAACACCATTATCAGTTATTTTTATGTCACATACCATACCACAATGATTCAGTGGAAGATAAGTTGGATCAGTTATAGGAATCCACCTAATAAATCCTCCATGTTTTAAGTCATTCAGTTCATCTATATACCGATAACCTTTTAATTTTTTTAAATACTCTAGTGTTGTTGATTTATCTAAATGTAGTTCTTTTATTATATTAAGATTCATATCAAATATCTTTTTACTAGTAAGATTCATTATATTTTCATTATTTTCATTATCTAAAGCATTAAGTAATTTATTTACATTCATTTTAATTATTAATATAAAATAAAATTATTTTAAAGTTTATTTTATATAGTTTATAATGACATTTGATAAACTTTGGAATATTTTTACTTATGTATTTAGAATTTTTAAAAGAGAACGTAGACCAGAATACGTTATTTTTGACAATAATAGTAGCGATGATGAATTTGAATATGAATATGACAGATTAGGTGATTTTAATGCTCCTGTTTACAGTTTTGTAATTGCTAGAAATTAATTTACCAACCAAAAGCAGAACCAAACCCACCTGACATAGCATTTGCCGCCATTGGTTCAAATGATTCCATACCAGGAGTTTCTGCACCCACTAAAGGTGTTGAATTCTGTTGATACATTTGGTCATAATTTGGTAATTGTTGTGTTTGAGCTGGAGGAAGAGCGCTAATAGAGGTTGAACCCATTGAATTTAATGATTGATTCATTGCTATTGTATTTTGAGATATAGGTTGAGATACTTTTACGTTACCATTTCCTTTCTTACCTTTTTTATCTTTCGGACCTTCCCATAATTCTACAACACGATCAAATAATATTGATATTTTTTCTCCTAATTTTGTTTGAAGACTTGTAAGAATAACTAACATAGGTATTACGTACCCAATCACATTCCATGTTGGATATTTTTCTTCACTATATGTTGGAACATAAGTTACAATTCTATGAATAATCAATATTCCAAAAAACATAAATAAAACCTGTGCTAAAACTTCTGCTGTTATTTCCAATGAACCTTTTTCATCATCTGCTTCGGGAACATATCTTTGCATTAATTTATTTAATATTATCACAGGTACTAAAGATATAACAACATATTGAACAAGATTTAACATTTCTGCTTTAGATTCTTCATCGAAGTTAAATACATGTTTAAAAAAACCAGGTTTGCCAGAACTTGCTTTTGATAATTCATCCAAACTTTCCATATGATTTATATTTAGAAATTAAAAAGTATATTTACTAAACAATTTAGATATAATTTATTATTCTAAATATATTATGAGCGATTTTGAGAAAACTATAAATTTAAGACTTCTTGAAGAACAAGATACTAACAATTATGTTAAACTATCTTATAATATTTTTTCTAATCTAACAAAATTTCAACACGAAGAATATCAATATTTAAATATTCTTGATAATATTTTGGAAAATGGCTTTTGGGAAGAAGGGAGAAATGGCAAAACTAAGAGCATTTTTGGACAATCAATGCGTTTTTCTCTAAAGGATGGCAAAATTCCTATTTTAACAACCAAAAAAACGGCCTGGAAGACTTGTTTAAAGGAATTATTATGGTTTATTCGTGGAGAAACTGATAATAAGATTTTGAAGAGACAAGGAGTTCATATTTGGGATGCAAATGGCTCACGAGAATTTCTTGATAGCAGAGGATTAGATACATATCCTGAAGATATTCTTGGACCAATCTATGGGTTTCAATGGAGAAATTTTAATGGAAGTTATGATATTTGTGAATGTAAACCTTTTGGAGATTGCCATTGTAATGATTTATTATTTAATAATAATCGTATAGACCAACTTCAGCAAATTATTGACTCTCTTAAGGATCCTAAACAGCGCAATAGTCGCCGTCTCGTAATGTCAGCTTGGAATCCTTGCCAATTAGACCAAATGGCTTTGCCTCCTTGTCACATTTTGTGTCAATTTAATGTCCATGATGGCAACAAATTATCGTGCGCTATGATGCAGAGATCAAACGACGAATGTTGTGGGACGCCGTTTAACATAGCATCATATAGTTTTCTTACACATTTGCTAGCAAAACATTGTGGATTAGAGGCATATGAATTTGTTTACTTTAAAGGAAATTGTCATATTTATGAAGATCATATTGAAGGAGCTAAAATGCAATTACAAAGAGAACCATATCCTTTTCCAACAGTCACGATTAAACAAATTAGAGAAAATATTAATGACTATCAAGTTGAGGATTTTGAGATACATAATTATCAACATCATCCACCAATAAAATTTCAGATGGTGGCATAAAAATATTATCTTTAACATATTCATAATTACTAAATTTTGAGTTTTTGGATTTAATTCGCCACAATATAGTTGGTGTTGGTATATTTAATTGTCTTGATGCTTCTGTCATTGATATATAAATATTTCCGTCAATTGAAATTTTTGTTGTATTTGGAGGAAGTCTACCTTTATTTTTTTCTTTAATTTTTTGTATTGATTCTTCAGAATGGTTTTTTCCATAAAAAGCATTTTTTCTCCAGTTTAAGTTTTGCTGCTTCAGAAATCTTTTGTTTTGTTTTATCTGATAATTTTTTTCCTTTATTATGCGATTGTCTACCTTTATTAATTTCTGAAATTTTTTTCTAACTTCGTCAGTATGAATTTTTCCATACATTCCATTTTTCTCACCGGATCTTCCATATTTTTGTTTTCTCTCTTCTTGTGTCATCTTAATTAAAGTTTCTTTACAAGATTTATTTATTTTTTCTCTAATTGCATTTTCTCTGGATGATTTGACAATAAATCCCCTCCACTATTATTATAGTTTAAGTTATAAAGCATATCACGAATACTTAAATCAGATAAATATTGTAATTCAATTTCTTTAGCTTCTTCTTCTGTATCACATATATGGATTATATCATATTTAAATTTATCTTCGCCATCTAAATTGTAAGCTCTCTGAAAAAATATGTTATCGTGACAATTTTGTTTAAGTTTGCTACGATGAACACAAAATCTTCTATCAATATTTGTTGAATAACCAATATAATATCTACCTGATAAGATATTTGATATTTTATAGACGCCAATAATAGGATTTTTTGATTCTACTATTTCATTTGCTATTTAATATAATTAAAGAAGATAAATTTATATAGTTTTCTTAGAAAACTATATAAATTCCTAAATACCAGAATTTTCAGATTTTGCTTTTTCTAATTTAGTTTTTTTATTAAGATATGCGGTTCTTGCCCATTTCTTTTTTTGTTCTTCTGTTGGTTGATGAGTTTGTCTATATTCTCTTGTTTTTTCCTTAATTTCTTCTTTATTATTTTCATAATAAGTCTTTTTATATGATGGAGCAGTATATTTTTTAAGATGTTCTTTCGTTTCTTCTAATTCTTTTACTATTTTTTCATTTTGTTCTCTTAGTAATTGGATTTCTTTAAGTAATAACTCATAATCCATTAATATTAATTATATTTAAACTTTAAATTAATTTTAATATTATTTTTCGATACACCTTTTGAATTTCCAACAGTCTCTATAAAATGTGTTAGAGAGAATATTAGTGATTATGAAGTAGATGATTTTGAGAACAATAATTATAAGAGTCATGAATCTATCAAGATGAAGATGGTAGCTTAAATATGTTTATTGTATTTCTTTCTACAATATTTTCTTGTTTTACCTTTTGTAAATTTACATATTTTTTTATGTTGACAAGCTGATTTATTCAAACCTCTACATCTTGAATAACGAGAGCGTTTTGTATAAATTTGCGTTGCCCTAAATTTTCTTAATCTTTTAGCAGAAACGCTACCAACACTAGCATTTCTACTACTTAAATTTGATGACCTATAAGAACTATCTTTTCTAGTTTTATTTCCTAATCTTTTGGCAGATGGTATTGGTAACATCTCAATATCTCCTGTGTTTGACTTTGGTGTATTTCTAAAAAATCCCATAGTATATGTTTAGAAAATAACTATAAATTAAGAATAGAGAATTTATACGAAAAATTAGCAAAAGATTTGATTTCAGAGATTTAAATACAATAATCTATTAAGAGATATATTAGGACAAGCATCACAAAATTCTTCTAATGTTTGTTTTATTTATTTCAACACCAAAGTTTTTATAAATAAAACAAGTGTTATATAATCAATTCGTACTACATGATATATTTGCTTTGACTTTTGATATATTTCACCTTTTATATAAATTTGACGGTATTGTTGGTTTAATAGGACTTGAATTCAATTATAATTTTATTATCCATTTTTGTTATAAATATTTATATTAAAGAATTTTAGTTGCGTTAATACTTTAGAAACATATTGTTAATAAATTATATTATGAGCGCAAACCGATCTGTACAAGCAGCACAAAGACGTAGAGCTGGTCCATCCAATAACGAACCAGCAATTCCAGGAAGAAGCCCTCAACCATCAATTAATTCGGCTCAAATGTTTGCTAATCAGGCTAGACCTGGTTCTGGACCAAATATTCCTACTGGTCGTATTGCTGGACAACAAGCAGCAATGCAACAAAAACAAATGCAACAACAAATCCAACCTCAACAAAATGATAAACTAACTAGCGTAAGTAAAATGACTATTCCTCAAGCAATTACATTAATTACCCTTAGATTAGGAGCGGTTGAATCTAAGCTAATGAATTCAGGAAATGGTAATGACATTAATTTTGATGGTGAACACGGAACCGGAATTGACCCAGGATTTTTACAATCAATTTTGGAAAGATTAGAAACTGTTGAGAGTCGCGCAACAACATCTACATCTAGTTCTGAATTAAACTTAATAAAACAACAAATGGAAACTATTAAACAAACACTTGTTCAAACCAAAAATTCAACAGTTAGTTTACTTAAGGAAATTACAGCATTAAAAACACAAATAGCAACTATGAGAACGGAGTTATGTGATACAACAGAATTAGTAGCTACATTACAAAATATTACAATGGAAAATAGTCAGAAAGTTTTAGACTTGTCTATGGGAACAATGACATACATTGATGAATTAAATGATGCCGAAATGTCACATATGGGAGTTGACAACTTTTCTGATTTACAGGATGATAGTGAACAAAATGAAATCATAGGAACAGATTTAAAACAATTGATTGAAAATGAATTGAATACTGGCTTATAATATTTTTATATAAATTAGTTTAAAATATTATAAACATAATAACATTAATAAATAATGGATTCATTAAATGAGATATTTTCAGAAACTTTTGAAAATAGTTCGGAAAAAATAGTAGATAAAATAAAAAAAGGTGAATGGAATGATATTTTGAAAGGTCTATGTTCCATTAAAGAAAATAGTATTATATTGAACTATATATATTTTAAGCATATAGCAAAAAATGAAACATATAGTTATATATTAAATTATATAACTAACAATATAGACCAAATATTAATGACAAATAATGAATTTATAGTTCATGTAAATATGAAAAATTTAACTATTATTGATATTGATAAGCATAAAGAATATATAAAATTAATTTCCGAGTTTTTAAAGAATAAATATCCAGAAAAATTAGGAAAATGCTATGTGTATAATGCTCCATTTATTTTTACTCAAATTTTTAATATTGTTAGTATGTTTATAGATAAAGATACTCAGAAAAAAATACAATTAGTAAAAAATAAAACATATTAAATATAACTAGTTATTAAATATATAAAGATGCGTTTAACTATAGAAAATAAATGTAAATTAGAAGTGTTTGTAGCAATTTTTCAGCTGCTTAAGAATTGGAGTTCATATATTAATATGCATTTTGAGAAGGATAAGTTATATATTCAGTCAATGGATAAGTCACATGTATGTTTAGCTAATATAGAGATAAAAGATAAATGGTTTTCAGTATTTGATTGTACAAATAATAATAAAATTTCAGTTGATTCAACACATTTTGCTATATTGATGAATTATGCTCTTAAACATGACACCATTGAATTAAAATATGAAGACGAACATGATGTAGATAAATTATATATTAATTTTTTAAATGGAAAAGAAAATAAGGGCGCCTTTGACCATTTTTTTGAACTAAATTTAATAGATGTAGATGAGGATAGTTTAGGAATACCAGAAGTAGATTATGATGTAGAGTTTACTATAGAATCAAAAAAATTAGTTGAAGTGCTATCAGAATTGAATACATTTGGACAAGATTTAAATATAAAATGTTCAGAAACGGTTGTAGAATTAAACGCAAACGGAGATTCAACCAAACTAAAGGTAAATATTCCTGTGGATGATTTAGAAGAATATGCAATTTCTGAAGGAGAAGAATTAGATATTTCTTTTAGTTTGAGTCATTTATGTAAAATGTGTCTATCAATGAAAATGAGTTCAACGATAAATGTAGCTATAAGTAGTATGTATCCAATGTCATTAATATATAATTTAGGGGATGAAAGTAAGGTTACATTTTATGTGGCTCCAAAGGTATCAGATAATTAGAATGATATTATATCTCGTTATTAAAAGTAAAATAAATTATTTTTTATAAATAATGTTTACAAGTTTTAAAGAAATAATAATAGGTTTTTTTGTATTTTGTGTAATATTATTTTTATATTTACACGTACAATTTCATTTGAAAACAAGTAATGATTTAGAAATATATGAGGTAGAACAGGCATCAAAAGATAAGATAGAAGAAATATGTGATTTACGACAGCCTGTTCTAATAGATATCCCTGCGGGAGAAGATGGTTATAAAATAATAAATACAACTAACAAAAATTGTTTATTGGATAATTATCCTGTTTTTGAAGTTAAAATTAGAAATAAAACAGAACTATCATCTGATTCAGATATATGTGTTCCATTGCCGTTACATGTTGCTGTGAAATTATTTAATGAGGATAATAGTGAGTCATATTTTAGTGAAGGAAATATGGATTTCTTACAGGAAACAGGTGCTATAAAAAATATGTCATATAATGATGAATATTTGAGACCATATTTGGTATCAAATTGTTATTATGACGTATTATTTGGTTCAAAAAATGTAGAAACCCCGTTTAGATATGATTTAAATTATCGTAATTATTATTTAGTAACACAGGGTTCTATTAAAGTAAAATTAGCTCCCCCAAAAAGTTCAAAATACTTATATCCTATAACTGATTATGAGAATTTTGAATTTAAATCTCCAATTAATCCTTGGGTTCCACAGTCAAAGTATAAAGCAGATTTTGATAAGATAAAATGTTTGGAGATTGTACTAACACCAGGAAAAATGTTATATATTCCTGCGTATTGGTGGTATACGTTTAAATTTGATGACAATACTAGTGTTAGTTGTTTTAAATATAGAACTTATATGAATAATATAGCAATAAGTCCCCAAATTTGTTTGTATGCTTTACAAAATCAAAATGTTGAAAGAAAAATAGCAAAACAAATAGATATAAAAGAATTACAAACTAATAAAGACTCTACACCGATACAAGAACTAACAAATAATGAAGAAATTCCAGAAATATTAATTCCAAAAGAGGAACCAGAACCATTGCCACAAAATGATATATTAAGTGAAACTTTTATAAATAATGATAACTTAGAAATAATACATGAGAATAAAGTGTTATCTAGTACCATATAATAGTATCGGGTGAAGGATAATCCCATCTCTATAACAACTTATACTAACAACAAGTTTTTTAGTTTTTTTATTAATGAGTTTCCAACATTGATATGTTGAACTACAACCCATACAACCTCCATCTTTATTATAATGTATTTCATATTCGCATAAATATTTATCTGGAACAATAAATTTGTTAGTTCGTTCAGATTCTTTAGTATTATTAAATCCCTTTTTATTAAATTTCTTGCGATCGGTATCATTATCTGGAACCTTAATAGTTTTACAATTTAAGTCATTAGTGATAATAACATTAGGATTAGACATTATGGTAATATTAGTAATCCATCTTTAAATAATTATGAATTATATTATGTGCGAGTCTACATATACCTACATAAATCAATATTTTTGCTACCGAACTCATTTTCCTACCCTACATCAATGTAGGCAACAATATATCGCACTAAATGACTTAAAGGATTGACACCATATTATCATCATATGACACTATATAAAATACATATTGATAACCGAAACTACGGCACCTGGACTGTGTTTAACACTAACACACTGGAACAAATCACAATTGATGGATTTAATCCTGTTGAACATAAATTATTTACCAATGATGTTTTTACATATAACAAGGGAAAAGTAGAAGTTATTCATTCTTCTACACGTAGTAATGAAAATATATCTGCCGTTCTTATTCTCGCTGATAACAAAACTTATGGACGAGAACATAAACTAGTTGAGGGACAAACATATTCATTTAAAACTAGTAAACTAGCTGGAGGACGTTTACTATACAAATGTATCCCTGATGATGTACGCATTCCTATCTTTTTAGTTCCTTATGAAATCAAGCAAATGGGATTTTCTAAAGTTTTTACTAATCTTTATGTTACTATTCGTTTCAAACAATGGCATGATAAACATCCACACGCTAATTTGACACAAATTATAGGACCTGTTGATGTTCTAGATAATTTCTATGAATATCAACTTTATTGTAAGAGTCTCAATGCTTCTATACAAAAATTCAATAAAGATACTAACAAAGCTATTCAAACTTGTAAACTTATAAAATCACAAGATAATGACTGTTTTATCACTGGAATATGTAAAAAATATCCACAAATTGAAGACCGAACTGATTGGAAAACATTTACAATAGATCCTGCTACAAGTCTTGATTATGATGATGGTTTCAGCATTAAGAAGCTAAATGATAATCAAACTTTACTCAGTATCTATATCGCAAATGTCACTATTTGGATGGATTCCCTAAATCTTTGGTCCAGTTTCTCCCAACGCATCTCCACTATTTATTTACCTGACCATAAAAGACCCATGTTACCTACTATTTTATCTGACTGTTTATGCTCTCTTCAACAGAATATGAGAAGATTTACATTCGTTATTGATATTGTTCTTGACGAAGAGTGTAACATTTTTTCAATTAATTACACTAATGCTCTTATTAAAGTTTTTAAAAATTTTTCTTATGAAGAACAATCATTGTTAGACGATACCGATTACCTATTCCTTCTTGATACTACCAAAAAAATGGCTTATAAATACAAATATATTAATAATGTCAGAGACAGCCATGAAGTAGTATGCTATTTGATGATTCTTATGAATTATCATTGTGCTAAGGAACTCTATAATTCTCATAATGGCATTTTTCGTTCAACTATTATTAAAACACAAATATCTTTGCCTGATTCACTTCCTGAAGATGTTAATACTTTCATTAAAATTTGGAATAGTGCTTCAGCGCAATATGTTGACTTAAATTCTATTCCTGCTACACAATTAGCTAATTCAAAGACTAGACATGATATTCTTGAAATGGATGCTTATATTCATATTACATCTCCTATTAGACGCCTCGTTGATTTGTTGAATATGATTAAATTTCAACAAAATAAATCATTAATTACACTTTCAACCGATGCTTTAGCATTTTATGATAAATGGATTGGAGAAATTGATTATATTAATGTAACCATGAGAGCCATTCGTAAAGTACAGAGTGACTGTTCATTACTTGATACTTGTTTCAATAAACCTGAAACATTAGAAAAAATATATGATGGCTATTGTTTTGATAAATTAATTAGAAATGATGGACTCTACCAGTTCATTGTTTTTCTTCCAGAGCTTAGATTAACATCAAGAATTACTTTGAGAGACAATCTTGATAACTATACAAAAAGACAATATAAATTGTATTTATTCAACGACGAAGAAAAATTTAAAAGAAAGATTAGATTACAAATAATAGAATAATTATGTATTTATATTTTATATAGTTATATTATATGAAATTTATTAGTATTGCTGACCCAGAACCAGATTCACTATTCCCTTTCTTTTATGATTATTATTATCCACAATTATTTACAGGAAACGATATTAGTAATATAAGCATTGATACTACATATGAAAATGTAATCAATTATACTAATTCTAAATTTAAATTTGATAGAAATCCATATATATACTCTATTATACCTAGTAGACATACTAAAGCATTTATACGATATGATTGTCCTGATTATTCTCCTATTTGTATTATATCACAAGTAAACTCTGCTAATAAAACTGCAGAGAAAGCTACTATTAAATTTAATGATATACCTAAAGAGTATTTAAAAACATATTTTAATTTTTTAAGACAACAAGAGAATAGTGTTAAGGAAGGTAGATGGGGTTTACCAGCTCTTAATAGCGAGGGTAAAAAAACTTATATAGTATATTATGAAGATGAATATGGAATTAAAACTGCAAACACACCATTAGCTGATACAGATGTGTATATTGATACTTTTGATACTTTGGGAAGTTCATATATTTCAAGAAGATATAAACCATATTATATTAAAAGTAAAGCTCATCCTAACTCCACTAAATATGGGTTTACTTTAGATTTAGAAGGTAAACCTGTACAAAAAACGTTACCAACAATAATTAATTATACAGTTGATAATAGATGGTTTGTTCATCAAGATTACTTAGGTATTAATACAATTGCATATGGACATGTTATAAAATCTGAAGAAATTTCTAGTAATAAAATACAAATATCTGATAGTGAATATGTTAACGATTGGATTAATCAAGGTTTAACTGATAACCAAGCCTTTCAACTTTTAATGTACGACTATAAAATTCATGAAAAAGAAGTACAACGAATTATTGAAGCTCCTAGATGGAATGTTTTACCGGATATGTATAAACTTGCTTTAGTTGAAATTACTTACAATGGAGGAGGACCAAGAAATTGGCCAAAAATGTGTACAGCAATGGGAATACCTCCTATAAAGAAAAAATATTATATTTGGCCTTCGGTTATTGAATTTAAATTAGAAGCAGTTGATCACGAAGAAGTAAAAAAACAATTTAAACGTCCTCAAATACCCTTGAGAGACAAGGCATTTAAAGAAATATTTTTTTAAATTAAACTAATGTTTTAATTTAAAAATAGCGTATATTATATAGAAATGTCACAATCTAAAGAGATTGAAACAATTGCTCAAGAACTTTATAATATAAAGTGTTCTATTCTTGATATTGGAAATAGAACAGGAATAACTAGATATATTGATTTTATTGATACAACGGAATTTAATGAATCCTTTAAGAAAGGCATTGATATATTTAATCGTAAGTTTATATCTTTTAGGGCTAATATTGAATACTTAGATGGCACCATTAATGAGACTTTTACTACATTATTTCAACGTTATTCAGATGAAACAAATGTATGGATGAGTGCTGGAAAAAATACTCTGTTGTTTGCTACAGATGGGGGTGCTAATTTACATCAAATCAAGTTGTTGTTAAAACTTCTAAAAGAAAATAAAGTTGATATTACAGATGATATATATAACAATTGTAGGATAACTCCTTCAAAGTATTCATGGTTTGAAGTTGACAATAATAAACCAAAAAGAATATATCTTGTTTCTAAAAACTAGAAGATATTATGAAAGATTCATAATAAAATGTTAATACAAAGCCCGTTTCCGAGGAACTTACTAAACTTACTACAGATATAATAGTTACGGCCAATGCTAATAACGTCTATTGCTTCTCTTTTTATTTTTTCTGCTTTTCCTTCTTTTTTTACCAAATTTTTTTGTTACCGATTTTATTTTTCCACCTATTTTTCTTGAAATTATGTCCTTTCTGAAATCTCTAATTTTTCTTTGTGGATAATCATCCATATCTTCTGTTCTTATAAGCGAACATGTTAAATCAATTAATATTATATTTTTTACATTTTTTGTTATTAAAAAATTAACAATATCTTCTAATGTTATATCACTATCTCCATGTCTTGTTTGTCTTTTTAGAAATGATAATAAATCTGGTTGACCTTCTAAGTTCATTATTTTAATTACCCAATCATTTATTGTTGATTGTACATTAGTTCTTGTATAGAATTTATTAATTATTGTATCTCCAGAACTAAACACTTGAAACGTAAATCCTTTATCAAATTGATTTATATATCCACGTTCATCTTCTATCTCTTTCTGAACATCTTCCGAATATTCTCTGTCTTTATTGCTTTTTAATACGTCAGTTATGTAGTCTTGTCTTTTCCTTTTCAAATCTTTTGTATCTTTGGTTCTAATAGTTTTAAGAACTTTATTAATTGCATTATCTTGAGTTGTTTCATTATTACTTGTTAAACTACGTATATTATTATTTACATATCTAGCATAGGTATTGGTAAAGTCTTCACTCACTATATTGCATTCACCTGGAGCACTTACTGAAGCACGTTTAATAGTTATGCCTTCAGGAACAACAAATGTATTTATAACATCAGGATTGTAAGCATATTTATCAGTTACACTTTCTGTTGAATCATGTGTCATAATTGTACCATGTGTTGAAATAAATAATACAGCTGTATTACCCCAATCTGAAGAACCTAAATTGGCAATATTTTTCTGGTTGCCTGAATTCATTTATATTATATTATATTATTATAATTAATATAAATAAAATATGTATATATTTTATGAAGACAAGAAGGTGTATAAGAAAATTTAGTTGTAAATATAGTTCATTGAAACATCGTTCAAAAAAAACTATAAGAAGATACAAACGAAAAGCACAAAAAGGTGGGTGAGGCGGATTTAATCCACCTACAATTTCAACAAATAAAAACAAAGAGGAAACAATTATGTTTGGTGGATGAGGTTCATTAATAGTTTAGAGATAATATTTTAAAATTCTGGGATGACACTATAAATAATTATGATTTGTTAGTTGAAAAAGGAATTATACTATTACATTAATATTATAATTTACATACTCTTATCAATAACAACTTCTTTTGCTATATTTCTAATTATTTTATCATAATTTTTGCCTGCTTCTTCTTTTGTTGAACCACTCATTGCGTTACATAACATCTTCATATATTTATCATTTTGTTTGGATGATGGGTCGTTATAATCAGGATATGCTTTTTGCCATTCGCTTATTTGTTTCATATTCTTATTACCTATTATTTTAATTGCCTTTGTTAGTTTACTCTTTTCTTCATCATCTTTTTGCCATTCCCCATTATCCTTTATATATAATATCTCTCTCTTTGAATCTGAGCAATGTATTGGTCTTTTATGTACATTTAAATCTGATAATGCATTTATAAAAATATTGGATATTCCTTCTGCATATCCTTTAGTAGCTGTATATTCCAGATCTTTTAATTTTACATTTAAAGAATCTACAAAATCCATTAAATTTAACGCATCTTTACATTGTTCATTTAAGAATACATTTAAATTAAATTGATTGTTGTTAGTTGTATTATTTGTTATACATTTACTTTCTTTAGCTATTTCATACATTTTATTGTGTTGTTCATGTAGCATTTCTTGTAATTTTTGATTTTGTTGAATTAGCTGTAGAACCAATTCTTTTGTTATTGGTTGGTCTTTATTAATATCTTTTACGCCATTTAAAATATTACATTTTATTTTGTGATTATATAAGCTTTGTCTATGTTTATATTTTTTACCACAATCGCATGAGTATACTTGTAAATCTGTATAATTGGGATTTGACGAAGCCTCATTGTCAGTATTTGCCTTAGTTTTGTGCTTTAGGGTATTAATATGTTTTTTATAGTCTTTCTTATTAGACGTAAAATAGTCACACAATACACACTCAAAAATATGGGGATTTTTGGGGACAAAAATGTAAGTATTTTGACTCATAATATACTTACATAAAATATCCCTAAACTTTTTTTCAATAAAATTAAAAAAAATTATCATCACAAATTTTGCGTTATTTTTTCTGTGATTGTGAGCATTATCGTCAGAAGACCCGACTTCGATGCCCTTTTTCAAAACTTTTTTCGGATTTTCAATTTTGGACATTTTTTTTTGTCCATTTTCGAAAACCCAATTTACTTTTTGAAAATTTTTTATGATTGAAAAGTTCGGCAATATTTTAATTCTTATTTTGTTACCAACATTGCTAACAAAATATTACATATAAATTTTACAATGTTTTTCAGTCTAAAGAAGACCATTAATTAACTTTTTGGTTTCTTCATTGTAATCTTCTTTTACTGCATTTAATAGACGTTTTTTCGTATCTTGTTCCCATAGATGACACTTATTACAATTACAATCATGATTTCTACAAAAGTGGGAATAACCCACACTTTTTGGAATTACTTGTTTACATATATAACAATTATGTGTTCCACATACACATGTTACTTTATTGCAACCCTCATTTTTAAAAATACTCTTATTACAGTGGTTACATTTCACTATTAAAGCTTCACTCATTTTATCTTCTATTTCTTGACGTTTACTTTGAGACATATTACCCAATGAATAACATGGTTTTCCCGGATGGTCCACTTGATTACATTTTAAACACGTATCCTTAAAACATTCCATACAAACTAACACATATTGAACCGAATTTTCACCAATATCTGTTCCTGCACCACAATGTTGACATAATTTTATGTTAATATCATCAACACAAATCTCATTTATTTCATTTATTTTTTTTAAATTTTTATACTCTGAAAATACCTTATCATTTAAAATGTCCTGTAAAGTTTCTTCAGAAAAATCTCCAAAACATTTTGTATTATAATCAATACATTTAATTTTACAAGATAATTGTTGGTATATAGTATTTTCAGCATGTTTTTTAATACATACTTTACATACTAAATGACCATCCGTACATTGTCCAAACTCTTCAATTAACTTATCATTACAGCAACAACAACATTCGATAGTTTGTTTTACAGATTTAAAAATATTATCTAGTTCAGGAACTGAAGCTAACTTTCGCTGTTTACTAGGAACTTTTTTTATTTTTAAAGAATTTGCTTTTAACTTATCTTCAAGATAATAGTATGTTGCTGTATAGCTATTGTTATTTACCTTCAAAGCTATATCTATTTCTTTAATATAAATTGATGGAAAATCGTTACACAACTTATCTCTAATTAATCTGAATTCCATTATACAATAATTATAAATAAATATTTAATACATGTTTATAATCAATTTTTATTTTTAAAAAACAAATATACCAAAATAAACGCAGAACCCATTAAAATAAGTTGTTGAATTAATACTAATATTTTAGCTAAATCCGATAATGCTGTTACATCTGGTAATCCAATTCCTGATTGGATAGTTACTGAATAAAATAAAAAATCTATATATGTTAGTTTATCTTTTATATTAAGAGGTTCAAAATTATCAGGCGATATATGAGCATAAATAATAGAAAATATAATAACTATTAGAATATTAAAAAAAAAAGTATATGTTACCATAGTTGTATCCTTTATCATGTAAATTACCAATATTTTTTTATACATATAAAGATTGATTTGTTGCAACATATTTTAATGTAAGTTGCGGAACTTGTTTCAATATTGATAGAAATTCCATATCACCAAGAAGTTCGGCAATCTTTTCCATCTCAGCAGTTATATTATTTATTTTAAGAATAGATTTTATAAACTCTCCTAAAAATATGTCTTTTTCAATTGAT